ATATTATGTGATGGTTGGGATTAGCCAAGTAAATCTTCGCAGATAACCAAACCGTACATGTCAGGACGTACCATTTTCTTCGCATAACGAGTCATCACACCTTTTCTAGGTACGAAGTCTTCAGGTCCGAAGATGGTAGGAGTGACTTGTAGTGGCACATATGGGGAGTAAACATAACCGCTTTCGAGGAAGTTAGTTCCCTTACGACCAACTAAAATCGCATTACGTGGGAAGTATGGGTCAACCATAATATCCCACTTGCCGCTCAATGTACCGACATTGACTGCACCAGCAGTACCTTTGTCGTCATCATGAGTTACTTTAGCACGGAAGCCGGCAGTGAACTCAAGGATGTTTGCAACTTCTGGGGAACAGACCAAGAAGGTCGCTCCGCCGCGAAGCACTTTGCGGTGGATCTGAGCAGATACGTCATTGACGGTTTCGAGAAGAGTCTCGTACCATTCACTAACAGTACCTGTGAAGTCAGCTGCTGGATCTGCAAGAGTAGTACCAGTTTCACGGTCTACAAACTTACCAGGGCGACGGGACCAGAAATAAGTACCGGCCTTAGCACCTTTAACCAAGTCATTCAAGATTTCCTGGTCAATTTCCAAAGCAATCTGCTCGGAAAGAATGCTTGTCAACTCAACTTCAGCGTCGAGGTTGTGATATGCATTCAAGTCCTGACCCAATTCAGGGCTCCACTTTGCTTTCAACTTTTTGGTTACTGCTGTAACAGCAATACTGTCGACTTTGATGTCGATTTCTGGAATCGCTGACTGGTTCTCTAATTCCCAAGGATTAGCACCAACAATAGCACCTAAAGCGGTAGCTTCTGTGAGGGTATCCTTGATAGGCAAAGAACAAGTAAGTGGGTTGGTTCCAGCAATCTCTGCTTTAGCCAAGTTGTTTGTTACATAAAAAGTAACAACATTGCCGTCGATGGTTGTCAAGCGACGAACCAAAGTATCGTTACCGGACAAGCCGTTAGTGATATCGATAGCGATTAAGTTGTCACGATTCAAGCGACCACCGTTTGTTGTACCAAGATCCAATGTGAAAGCTGCGAGCTGGGAACTTCCAGTTGCTGCTAAAACATCTGCATCATAATGAATTGCTGCTTTTTCTGCATCAGTAAGATCAGCTAAAGAAGCAGTAACGGTAACTGCTGCAACAAGACCGTTTGCAGAACCTGTTGGGGAACTGTAACCGGATTGCAAGTTGTAGAAACCGCCGCCGTTTTCTGTAAGCTCAGTTGCACCGTCAGCTACTAATTCGCTACCGACTTTGCCTCCACCATAAACAGATTCGCCAGTTGTCAAGCCACTTCTATTATTTGTGACTGTGAAGTCCATGAAGAAGATAAGGCCAGAAGGCAAGCTCATAGGCTGAACGGATACTAAATCGTTAGCAATCAATCCACCGAATACACGACGAACGATAGGAAATGCAACAGCTGCAAAACCTTCGACGTCTCCACCGGCCATAGATGAAGCTTCACGAAGAAGTTCTTTTGCTTGGTTTTCGAGTAAGCGACTCATATAATTTTTGTCTCGGTCTGTTGTCAAACCTTCTAAAAGACCTGTTTGCTCCCACTTGTTTAAAATAGCAGCTCCGTCTTTAGAAAGATCACGATCAACGATACCTTCAGTTAATTTTTCTAATACTGACATGATAATGTCTCCTTAATATTGTAGTTAGTTTTTAATCCCCGCCAGAAGTTTCCAACGGTTTTCATGGGGATTATTTAGTTTTGTTTCTTTACGTCGAGGCATTTTGATTGACGTCTTGTTGCTAACTACTTCGCTCAGTGATTCAGGTCGTCCGGTTTGCCTCTTGGTGGACACCACTGTGCTTTGAAGTGTATCGAATACAGTCTTAGCATGCTCAACTGACTTTACTTCTTGAAGTGCCTCGACAGCAATATTCTTCTGTCGCTCATTCAAAGAGTCGGTCTTTAATACTTCATTAATATAAAGCAGTTTAGCATTCTGAAGGCTGAGTTCCTCCAACGTCGTTGCGAGCTTCTGGATAGAATCCTTCTGCTCACTCATTCCAGACACCATTTTACTGTTGTCTGCTTTGAAATTATCGTTTTGCTCTTGGAGGGCTTTGATAGTTTCTAAAAGTTCGTTTGTTTTTCCTGCGATCTTCTTTAGATCGATTGATTCGCTTGTAACAGTTCCGTATCCCGCATTAGGACCTCTCCAGTTTGGATCGTCT